GAGTCAACACTCTCATCTGCCAACCTTGTGTTTACACCTTCTTCAACAAGTGTACTCACAAAAGGTGCAAACACATCATCCGATCTTACAAGCGGTCCAGATGTTGATCTTTCAACGACAGTTTCAGTTGGCGACATTCTATTCCTACAATCAACAGGAATCAATCTTGGTGATGGCATCAGAGTCACTGCTGCTAACAGTTCTGTGATCACTCTTGCTAGTGCTCCAACTGCTGAAGACCTTGGCACAACAGGTTCTACTAAAGTTCAATCTGTTGCTGTTCAGCGCCGTTGGGAATACTATAATCTCTTTGATGCTGCTCCAGGCACTTCTACATATGCAACACGTGCTGGTGGTTCTGGTGACGAACTTCATATTGCTATCGTTGATGAAGATGGCGAGATTACTGGTGTTCGTGGTCAGGTCATTCAACGTTTCGCTAATCTATCTCGTGCTCGTGACGCAAAAGCAGAAGATGGCACAGGAATCTACTATAAAGAAGTTATCAACCAGCGTTCAAACTGGCTTTGGTGGGCTTCTCATGTGGATAATATGACTTCTGCTGGTGGTCTTGCAACATCAACGTTTACAAATAGCGATGATTTACCAACAACAGTTTCAATGTCTGGTGGTTCAAATGGTTCTGCACCATCAAACGCTCAGTTGATTGCTGGTTACGACTATTTCAAATCTGCTGAAGATGTTGATGTATCACTTATTCTTGGTGCTGATGCAGATGGAACAATTGCTACATACATCATTAATAATATCTGCGAGACTCGTAAAGACTGTATCGTTTGTCTTTCACCAGAAGCTGCTGATGTTGTTAATAACAGCACATATGCTGGTAAAGAAGCAGAAGATATCATTGCTTTCCGTAACACACTTCCATCAAGCTCATATGCTGTAATGGATGGTGCTTGGAAGTATCAGTACGATAAGTATAACGATGTTTACCGTTATGTTCCAATGAACGGCGATACTGCTGGTCTTATGGTTCGTACAGATACAACTCGTGACCCATGGTTCTCACCTGCTGGATTCAATCGTGGTAATGTAAAGAATGTTGTTAAACTTTCTTTCAACCCTAAGAAAGCAGAACGTGATGTACTATACAAAGCTGGTGTTAACCCAGTAGTTACATTCCCAGGTCAGGGAACAGTACTCTTCGGTGATAAGACACTGCTTGCTAAACCAAGTGCATTTGATCGTATCAACGTTCGTCGCTTATTCATTGTTCTTGAGAAAGCAATCTCTACTGCTTCCAAGTTTACATTGTTTGAGTTCAATGATGCATTTACTCGCTCACAGTTCCGCAACCTCGTTGAACCATTCCTTCGTGATGTTCAAGGTCGTCGTGGTATCTTTGATTTCCGTGTAGTTTGTGATGAAACGAACAATACTGGCGAAGTCATTGACCGAAATGAGTTCATTGGTGATATTTACATTAAGCCAGCTCGTTCAATCAACTTTATTCAACTTAACTTCGTTGCAGTTCGCACTGGGGTTGATTTTGAAGAAGTTGTTGGGCAATTCTAATATAAATAGATAAAAGGATTTAGGAGAATAACATGGCTTTTAGTGTAACAGAATTTCAAGGACAGATGCAGTTTGGTGGCGCTCGTCCATCACTGTTTGAAGTCAATATCACCAACCCATTCAACTCATCGGCTGATGATAAAGTTCGATTCATGTGTCGTACAGCACAGATTCCAGCTTCAAGCGTTGGTGTAATCCCTGTACCATACTTCGGTCGTCCAGTAAAGTTTGCTGGCAACCGTGTATTCGAACCTTGGACAGTAACAATTCTCAACGATGAAGACTTTGCGATACGCAGTACTCTTGAAGAATGGCATCAAAACATCAACACTACGGTTGGTAACGTTCGCCAAGCTGGTGCTGGTCCTGAAGCATATAAGTCACAGGCTTCTGTCATTCATTACGGCAAACAAGGTAATATTCTTCGTGAATATAAGTTTGTTGGTATGTTTGTATCAAACATTTCAGCAATTGAACTTGATTGGGGTAATGAGGGTATTGAAGAATTTACGGCAACATTTGATTATGATTACTTCACAGTTGACAATGCTTCTGAGTTTGGTATTGCTATCAATACTTAATTCATAAATATAATAGTTCTATGGAAAAGGGAGCTTCGGCTCCCTTTTTTGTTTTTCAAATTATTATAAATAATAGAAATAACTTTACAGTATGGGGATAACTAATTATGGCTGAACTTTTTGGCTTCACCATTGCCCGCAAAAAACAAGAAGATCAACAAGAAAACCTTCCATCAATCGTATCACCAACTCAAGAAGATGGTGCTATTGAGATTGCGCCTGGTGGTGCTTATGGGACGTATGTTGATCTTGAGGGCAAAGCAAAGAACGAAGGCGAACTTGTGACCAAGTATCGTCAGATGGCTCTTCAACCTGAATGTGATTCAGCAGTTCAAGATGTTGTCAATGAAGCGATTGTAGTCACAGAAGATTCTGGACCAGTTGAAATTGTTCTTGATAAACTTGACTATCCTGAAAATATTAAAAAGAAAATACACGAAGAGTTTGAAGCAATTGTAAAATTGCTTGACTTTAATAACAATGCTTATGATTTATTTCGTAAATGGTATGTTGATGGTCGTCTTTATCATCACATTGTTATTGACGAAAAGAATCCACGTCAAGGTATTAAAGACCTTCGTTACATTGACCCTCGTAAAATTCGTAAGATTAAAGAATCACTCAAAGAAAAAGATGCTAGAACTGGTGCTACAGTTTTCAAAGGCATGAATGAATATTATCTTTATAATGCTGGTGGTGTTAATTCATCTAATCAAGCACAAGGTGTTAAGATAGCAAAGGATTCTATTTCATATTGTCACTCAGGTTTGCTTGATGAACGAAACAGTATGATTTACTCGTATCTTCATAAAGCAATTAAACCGCTCAATCAGTTACGTATGCTTGAAGATGCTGTTGTTATCTATCGTCTTGCTCGTGCTCCAGAACGCCGTGTATTCTATATTGATGTTGGTAACCTTCCTAAGATGAAGGCTGAACAGTATATGCGTGATATGATGGTCAAACATAAAAATAAACTTATCTATGATGCATCGACTGGTGAAGTTCGTGATGACCGTAAGTTCATGACAATGCTTGAAGACTTCTGGCTCCCAAGACGTGAAGGAGGTCGTGGCACTGAAATTACAACACTTCCAGGCGGTCAAAGCCTTGGTGAAATGGACGATGTTGATTATTTCCGTCGCAAACTTTATAAGTCATTGAACGTTCCGATTACACGTATGGATGCTGAGAATCAATTTAATCTTGGTCGTGCTTCAGAGATTACTCGTGATGAGTTAAAATTCAATAAGTTTGTTATGCGTCTCCGTAATCGATTTTCAATTTTGTTCAGTGATTTACTTGAGATTCAATTAGCACTCAAAGGTGTTATCACTCGTGGTGAGTGGAAAGAAATGAAACAAGATATTCATTATGATTTTCAAGAAGACAATCACTTTACCGAACTGAAAGACACGGAGATTATGCAAGGTCGATTGCAAATTCTCGGTGAGGTTGATAATTTTGTTGGTAAGTATTTCTCTGAAGATTGGATTCGTAAAAATGTTCTTCGTATGACTGAAGAAGAAATCAAAGATGAACAGAAACAGATTGACAAAGAAGCTGATGAAGCACCAGACGAAGAAGAAGAAACTCCAGTTGAAGAACAATTGAAGATTGAAGACCAAACAGAAGAATTTATCCCAGACAAAAATATTTCTGAAGAAGAAAAAAAATTAGTTGAAAGTATGACAAAGTTCATGAGTTCAATGGTCGACGACGACAAGGAATAAACTGCCATGAAGGCAACCGTCGAGAACGCCAAACTACTCGCTACTCTCCTAGCAGTAATACAAAAAGAAAATAGCAAGGCTAAAGACTCGCTATACGAACAACTGTATGCTGCTCTCCAAGAAGATATTGATAGTCAGTCAGGCGTAAAATTACTCCAAATTGAAGGAATAGAAGACCCTATTCCTATTCAAGTATTCCGTGGCGACAAAGGTGATGTTGGTCCGCAGGGTGAACGTGGATTAATCGGCGAACAGGGTGAACGTGGCGAACAGGGTATTCAAGGCGTTCAGGGTCCACAAGGTGATCCTGGTCGTATTGGTCCACAAGGTTTACAAGGTGATAAAGGTGACCAAGGCGAGAAGGGCGACAAAGGTGATGCTGGTCGTGATGGTCAAGACTTTGATTCTTCTCAACTTGAAAAGAAGTTTACAGAACTTTACAATAACTTTGTAAGACAAATTTCAGCACAAGTCACTCGTATGGCATATGCCCGTGGCGGCATGGATATGTCTGGTGGTGGAGGTGAAGTTCGTTTAGAGTTTCTTGATGATGTTAACCGCAACTCTGCGAAACAAGATGGTCATTTTCTAAAATGGGATTCTGCTTCTGGTAAATGGATTGGTGATGCAGCCAATAACTTTACCACAACAATTGTCACACAAGATATTATTCCAGCAATAACGAATACGTATTCGCTCGGTTCAAATACACATAACTGGAAAGAATTATATCTAAGTGGCAACACCATGTACATTGGTGGTGTTGCAATTAGTGCAGACAAAACATTAGAAACTCTGAAAATTGGTGTTAATGGTAAAGCACAAGTACTTGTTACAAATGCATTTATTACAAGTACATATATGTCAAACACTGACACAAGAGCTTTCGTTCTTGACGAAGTTGCAAAAGTTGTAAATGCTGCTCCAACCGCTCTCAATACACTTGTTGAAATATCTACTGCACTTGGTGGTGATGCTAACTTTGCTAATACTATTACAACGTCAATTAATAGTAAAGCATCAAATGCATATGTAAACGAATTATTATCAAATACCAATGCTCAAATTGCAACTATCAATACTACGCTTGATACAAAAGCAACGAATACTTATACACAATCGGTTGGTATTAGCTCTGCTACGTTTACCGAAGCAAACAATACCATTACATTTTTACGACCAGATGCTTCTGAACTCAAGTTACAAATTAATGCATCGGGTGGTGGGTCAGGTAACGGTGATGTATCTAATGCTTATCTAACATCTACATACGTTGCAAATACAGAGTTTCAGAGAGTACTTGCTAATACAAATGCCTATATTGCATCTGTTGTTTTAAGTGGAAACACTACAACAATTTCAAACGCAAATGGTAGTACTGGCACTTCTCTCATTGCAAATAATATAAATAGTAATGTATCATTAAAGCGAATCAAAGCTGGAAGAAATATTGAAATTGAAGAAGTTGACGGCGACATTATTCTAACTGCTATTCCGCAAGTTGATTATGGTTTTATTTCCAACGATTATGGTTCTATTTCAAATCCATCAACAGATGGCTCCGTCGATTATGGAACACTATAAATGGCTCAAGAAGTAAGATTAAGAAGAGGTACGGCAAATCAACATTCTACCTTCACAGGCGCTGAAGGTGAAGTTACTGTTGATACCACCAATGACACTATTCGTGTTCATGATGGTTCTCTTGCTGGTGGCCATCGTCTTGCTAAGTATAGTGAATTAGTTGATGCGGCAGCAAATACTTATCTTGTGAGTACTGTGAGTAATATTGAAGTTGGTGATTCACTATCTATTTCAGTAAACTATGCTAACAATGCTTATCCTGGTGGCGTATTTACAATCCAAAAACAAGGTGCGCTTGCAATATCAATCACTAATCGCTGGGCTACAAACAATAGTTCAAATAAAAATGCATATACTGATTATGCTAATAGTGCAGTAAATGAAGATGATATTGAACTTCTTGTTTCTCTCACAAACGCATCCTTTGATATTCAATCAGACGATACTATTACTATTGGTTCAACAACAATTACGGGATCCGATTTATCAGGTCTTGGTATTAGTGGAACTGGTGGAATATATACAATTTCAGCATCGTTGTTTGCTTCAAGCGTACAAACAAATAGTTCATCTTCTGTGTCTTGGGAGTTAACCACTGATCGTGGACAAGAAACTGGTTCTGCTACTACTCTTACAAACACACAACCAATTCCATTCAATATCAATTCGATCACTGCAAGTTTCCCATCATCTACTGTTCCATATTGGGATCTTGATCAATCGTTTAGTTGGAGCCTCAGCAAAACTTCTGGTTCAACTGTAACAGGCGGCACAACAACGTTCACTGGTGGAGTTGGTGGTACGCTCACAACAAGCGGTGCAACAAATGGTACAAGTGCTTCTATTGATAGTACAATAACTTATACTGTTGTAACTGATACATATACGGGTACTGGCGCTTATGGTGCTGGTACTTCAACTGCTACAGACAGAACTAGGACAATTACACCAGCAACTAAGTATTACCCATTGTTTTGGAAAACAACAGGATCAAGTTCTAATCCAAACTTCACTACGAGTGACAGTCACAATAGTTATGATTTTGCATTGAATCAAACAGCAGTAACAACAGACACTACAACTGATTATACATGGATTGCAACTCCAACAAGTGCTAATCGAACATTCAAATACATCTTCCTTGGAAGCGATGTGGTACTTACTCCGACAACGACTTATACTGAACAGGATATTTCTGGAGAAACTTATAACGTATATGGATTTACTAACTTCTCAGCCGCAACAACCATTTACGTAGTGAGTTAAACATGGCAGTATTACAATTCCCTACTCCTACAGTATTTCGAAATCTTGACACGCCAACTGCACCGAGTGATGCGGTAACAAAAGCATATGTTGATTCTATTGCTACAGCGAATGCAACATGGTCAAATGCTAACGATACAATTACTTTTTCAAATGTTGATGGATCAACCTTTGACGTAACGATTACTGGATTTGCTGATTTAGATGATGCAACGCTTACTGGTAATACAACAATCACAACTCTTATATTATCAAATGTTCTTGGTACAGAATATGGTGGAACTGGATTAACAAGTTTTACCGAAAATGGTGTAATGTTTGGCGCTAATACGAGTTCTCTTGCTTTTGCTTCTGGTTCAAGTGGAGATGTGTTGCAAGTTTCTGCAAATGGAACGCCGGTGTTTGATACTCTTGATGGAGGTACCTTTGAATAGGTATTATATATTATAAAATGAGTAAACAAGCAGAAGCTATTAATGTTTATATTGAACAACAACAGAAAAAAATTAATGAACTTGTCCAGCAAAATATGATGCTCGAAACAAGAAATAATATTTTGTTAAAAGAAGTTGAAGAACTCAAACATATAAATAAAACGTACAAAGATGAAATTGATGCTATTTCTTTTGAAAGAAATGGTGTTTCAGCTTTAGTTACAAATTCGAATTTAAGAACTAGAAATGAAACTATTGAAAAACAAACCTCCACTGAAAACAAAATAAGATTGAGTGGAAAAGAATTTACCAAAAATAATATGCTAAGGAGATAATAAAAAATGGCATCTATTATCAAAATCAAACGCAATAATACTGGCGGGGCGACACCTTCGGGTGGTGATCTAGCTGCTGGTGAACTTGCAGTTAACACAGCCGATGGACTACTCTTTACGTCTTCCAACGGTTCCGACATTGTTTCCCTCGGTCAAACATCTGCTTCTATTCAAGAAGCTGCTGCTCTTGCTAACACCAATGCATATATTGCTAGTGTTCAATCAGATGTAGACGCTAACGAAGCTGCTGAACTCGTTCGTTTATCAAACACCAATGCATATATTGCTAGTGTTCAATCAGATGTAGACGCTAACGAAGCAACAGAGTTAGCACACCTATCTAACACTAACGCTTATATCGCTGCTGTTCAAGCTGATGTAGACGCTAACGAAGCCGCTGAACTCGTTCGT